CCTCACCTAAGTCTTCAAATAATGTAGTAAAGTAAGAAGACTGATATCTTCCTTTAACTTTTACAGATTGAAAATCTTTAATAATAATTACTTTCATAATTTCCCCTTTGTGGTGGTGGTTAAAACGATCTGGTAAACCTCGAAGGGCTTACCGCATGGTTTTAAGCAGTCTCGAAGTCAAATTTTTTGATGTAGTTCAATTTATGCTCTAAGTAAGCTATCACAACGTGACCTAATTTGAAGTTATCGGGTAATGGTTCAATTTCCCGAAGGGTAAGTTCAAAGCCGGCTGAGGTATTCTCGAACCCAAGTAATGAAGCGACACAATCGAGTTCTAGAGTTCCGAGTTGATCAAATAATGATTTCATAATTTCCCCTTTGATTGTGGTTAAAAGATATTACTTCAACGCCCATATCATATCTCGGGTTGACAATTTCATGTTGAATAGTTTCTATAGGGTTTGGAGTATTGATAGGGAAAACCTATCGCTGTAAACGTTTACACTTGGCGCCGGAATCGGCTTGATGGCATCATTACTAGTAAGGGACTAGACTAAACTGCCGCAGTTGTGTTGTAATACGTTTTATGTTTAACGTTCTGCTTTAATCGAATAATGAACACCACAATAAACCCAAGTCGCAAGAGAATGAAGGAAGCGCTCAAGGATCAAACGATCCAGAGCATACTAAGAGTTCCCAAATCCAAGCTAACCGGTAAAGAACGTCTATTTGCTGAAGAAGTAGCAAAGGGCGAACCGGCAACAGTAGCATACAGAAAAGCCTACAACACCAAGGCCAAGCCGGAAATTGTCAAGAGTAGTGCGCATCGGGTTAAATCTAAGCCACACGTTAGCGCAACGATCGAAGCGATACAAAGGGCAAATGAAGCGATGAAATACCAAAATGCTGAATCCCTACGTTCTTTAGCCATTACCTCCCTGGTGGCAGTGCTAACCGATCCTGACTCGAAGCCCCAGGTTAAGATACAAGCCAGTAAAATCATTGGCCAAATAACAGAAGTATCATTGTTCACGCATCGTAGTGAAACAAAGGTAATTCACTCAAGCGAAGACATCAAGACTAAGATCATAAGAGAGATACAAGCATTAATGAATGAACAAGCCGTTGACGTAATCGAGAATGACGCGACTACTTTATTGGAGGAACTGAGTACTAATTCATTAATTCCTGAGGATCAAGACCCCACCGATACCCCATCCCCCACTTTTTTGGAATCGGGGCCCTCTGCTCAGTTGCATACTATTCCACACGAACAATCCCAAGGAAAATCGTTTAACGAACAATCCCAAGGAAAATCGAATTCTGCTGTAAACGTTTACACCCAAAATCCTGACGAGAGTGACCCACCCCTTGTAGACGGGGAGACCCCCCTTAGCAAATGATGGCTAGAGTTGAAAAAAAATATATAAAAAAAATATTCATTAACCCTGTAATGGTAGCGAAGAAGGCTGACTATACGGAAGAACAAGTGATGGGGATGGAGATGACGCCTGTACAGAAAGAGGTATTTTTATATATAGATGAGTATTGGAAAAAGTTTGGCTTTGCTCCGTCGTATAGGGAGATAGCTGCTTTTCGTAAGAAGAGTAGTTTGGGGAATATACATCAGACGATTAAGCGCTTAGTCCGGCTCGGGGTTTTGAAGCAGGTGAAGGGTATGGAGAGAAGTGTTAGACCCGTGTATATTAACTTTAGGAATCTAGAGTGAGATTAGATGACCTATTAGGGCAATTGGATAAAGAGGACGCTGAGGCGCTCTTGGGGCAAGTCACGGAATATAAGGAAGCACTGGAGCGGGAAAAGGCTCAGTCGAGCTTTTTATATTATGTAAAGAAGATGTGGCCTGGCTTTATCCATGGAAGGCACCATGCAGTCATGGCAAAGATGTTTGAGAGAGTAGCTAGTGGGGAACTAAAGAGGCTGATCATCAATCTTGGCCCAAGACATACCAAATCAGAGTTTGCGAGTAATATGTTTCCTTCTTGGTTCTTGGGGAAGTTCCCTCATAAGAAGGTTATTCAGAGTTCCAATACAGCTGATCTCGCGGTAGGATTTGGTAGGAAGGTGAGGAACCTCGTAGACTCGGAGCAGTATCAGGTTGTATTCCCAGGTATAGGACTACAGGCAGACAGTAAGGCCGCAGGTAGGTGGAGTACAAATAAAGGAGGAGATTACTTTGCGATTGGCGTGGGTGGTACGGTAACTGGTAAAGGTGCTGATCTACTGATTATTGATGACCCTCATTCGGAGCAGGAGGCCAGAGCAGCAAGTAATGATCCGGCGGTATTTGACTCAGTGTATGAATGGTATACGTCAGGACCCCGACAACGTTTACAGCCAGGAGGCGCTATAGTCGTTGTGATGTGCATGACTGGAGATACAAAAGTATTGATGGCAGATGGCACAGAAAAACTGTTAGCTGGAATACGCCCTGGTGATAGGGTTGCCACGTTTGACTCGGGAAAATTAACAACATCAAAAGTAAATAACTGGCAGTCAAATGGTATTGATTCCATATATAAGATACGAACAGAATCTGGTAAAATCATTCGTGCAAATGAGAGACATCCGTTTCTTGTAATGAATGAGGGGGTACTGGAATGGACAAGATTGAATCAGTTGATGGTGGGAGACGAACTTGTCTCACTGAAGGATGCGAGCGTCCACCAAGGGCAAAAACAAAGCCAGGGTTATGCGCTGCCTGTATGTCAAAAGAGTGTTATCACAGAAAAAACCCAAATGCTCCAAGACATTCAATTGGGCATCATGGAAAGTGGAAGGGTGTATCCTGCACCAAATGCGAAAATTTTGCAGTGTCAAAAGGGCTATGTAACAATTGCTACAGAAAAGAATACTTGCCAAAGCCCACGCCTGAAAAAACAAGAGAAAAACGAATCAAACACAGGTATGGGATTACAGTGGCTCAATACGAGCAAATGGTTCAAGACCGTAACAACAGGTGTGATGTCTGCGGTCAAGAGCCTTCTGAAAAGAATACAAGGGCACATTGGAACGGAAAGCTTTGTATCGACCACGACCACAATACAGGAGAAGTTAGAGGGCTTTTATGCAACGACTGCAACCTTGCCATTGGTTACGGGAAAACGCCAAGCATTCTTGAACGAGCTGCATCGTATCTCAGACTTCACAATAGATCAGATAGTTTCAATAACTCCTGATGGCAAAGAAGAAGTCTTTGATGTTGAGATTGACCGCACCGAAAATTTCATTGCCAACGGGGTTGTAAGCCATAATACTCGCTGGTCGGACAGAGATTTAACAGGAAGGATATTAAGAAGCTCAAGCGGTGAAGATTGGGAAGTGATAGAACTACCCGCAATTATGCCGAGTGGACAACCCTTATGGCCTGAATTCTGGCCCCTTGATGAGCTTTTAGCTGTTAAGGAAGAGATTGGTATATATAAATGGAACGCCCAATATCAACAGACACCGACAGGAGAAGAGGGGGCAATCGTTAAAAGGGAATGGTGGAAACGATGGAAAGAGAGCAGACCGCCTCCTTGTGAATTTATAATACAAAGCTGGGATACAGCGTTTACCAAATCAGAGAGGGCAGACTATTCGGCGTGTACGACATGGGGGGTATTTCATTTAAATGAAGACCCCAACGATGTGAATATCATGTTGCTAGACTGCTACCGGGAAAAGTTTGAGTTTCCTGAATTGAAAGCCGCAGCTCTTGATGGATATAAAGAATGGCAACCCGATGCATTCATTGTCGAAGCAAAAGCAGCAGGCGCTCCATTGATCTTTGAGTTGCGTAGAATGGGTATCCCGGTAAGTGAGTACACACCTACAAGGGGAAATGATAAGTTTGTGCGTTTAAATAGCGTGTCAGATTTATTCAAATCAGGTAAAGTGTGGGCTCCAGAAAAGCATTGGGCTGATGAATTGATAGAAGAGATAGCGAGATTCCCCAATGCAGAACACGATGACTATGTGGACAGCAGTAGTCAGGCACTGATAAGATTCAGGCAGGGCGGATTTTTAAGGCTGGAGACAGACGAGCCAGACGAGCCGCAATACTTTAGACGCAAAAAAGCTTATTATTAGGAAACACCATGGCCACAAATTTTGACCGAGCATTGTATTCAGAAGTACCGCCTTTGGATGTTTCCGACGGTCCTGACGCGGAGATAGAAATAGAGGAGCCAGAAGAAGCTGGTATTGGTAGTATTGAAATCAATTTAGATGAAAGTAAATCAATTGATTTATCAGATGATTTCTACGCTAATTTAGCGGAAGAGATTGACGAAGGGGAGTTAAGTTCTATTGCAGGCGATCTCATGGAACAGATCGATGCAGATATTCATTCTAGAAAAGACTGGTCTGAGACTTATGTAAAAGGCTTAGAAGTCCTTGGAATGAAGTATGAAGAGAGGACAGAACCTTGGAATGGAGCTTGTGGTGTTTTTTCTACAGTATTAACGGAAGCTGGAATACGGTTTCAAAGTGAAACGATTACGGAATGCTTCCCCGCTTCTGGCCCAGTCAAGACTGCAATCATTGGCGCTATTGATCAGCTAAAACAAGAAGCAGCTCAGAGAGTCCAAGAGGACATGAACTACCAATTGACCGAAGCCATGCCCGAGTACAGACCCGAACACGAGCGCATGTTACTCAACCTTGGCCTAGTAGGAGCAGCATTTAAGAAGGTATACCCAGATCCAAGCCTAGGAAGACAGGTATCTATATATGTAGGCGCTGAAGATTTGATCATGCCCTATGGATCTACAGGAGTTATGAGCTGTGAGCGGGTCACTCATTTGATGAGAAAGACCAAAAACGACATTAGAAAGCTTCAGGTCGAAGGTTTTTACCGTGATGTCGAGCTTGGAGAGCCAGTTCAAATCCCTACAGATATCGAAAAGAAGAAAGCAGATGAGTCTGGATACTCCATTACGGATGATGATCGGTACCAAATCTGTGAAGTTCATGTGGATTATGAGCTTCCTGGCTTTGAAGACAAAGATGGAATAGCTTTACCCTATGTAATTACCATTGATAGAGGTACAAATAAGGTTCTTTCTATCCGCAGAAACTGGAAAGAAGGCGATAAAAAATGCCTAAAACGGCAGCATTTTGTCCAATATACCTACATTCCTGGCTTTGGAGCCTATGGTTTTGGCTTAATTCACTTGATTGGCGGATATGCCAGAGCGGGGACAATGATCATCCGTCAGCTGGTAGACGCTGGTTCTTTGGCTAATTTACCAGGCGGTTTAAAGGCCAGAGGGCTTAGAGTTAAGGGAGATGACACCCCAATTGCTCCTGGAGAGTTCAGGGATGTCGATGTTCCAAGTGGACCAATCAAAGACAATATCATGATGCTCCCTTATAAAGAGCCGTCACAAGTCTTGGCCACTTTATTGGGGACAATTACAGACGAAGCTAGAAAACTTGGCGCAATCAGCGACATGAATATCAGCGATATGTCTGCCAATGCTCCCGTTGGAACGACGTTGGCTTTACTAGAAAGACAACTCAAGACCATGAGCGCGGTCCAAGCTCGAGTTCATTACGCAATGAAACAAGAGTTTAAACTGCTCAGAGATATTATTAGGGACTTTACACCCAAGAAATACGATTACGATCCATCCTCTGGCACAAGAAAAGCCAAAAGGGAAGACTATGACATGGTTGAAGTCATACCAGTCAGCGATCCAAACTCTTCTACGATGGCACAAAGGATCATGCAGTACCAGGCGGCCATGCAAATGGCTCAACAGGCACCGCAGATTTATAACTTACCTAATCTACATAGACAAATGCTAGAAGTATTGGGTATTAAAAATGCCGACAAATTAGTCCCAACTGATGATGACGAGAAGCCACGCGATCCAGTTTCAGAAAACATGGCGTTCCTCAAAGGAAAACCCACAAAAGCGTTTATCTATCAGGACCACGACGCTCACATTGCCATCCACCAAGCAATGATGAAAGACCCTTTGCTGGCCGCCCAAATTGGACAAAGCCCTATGGGTCAACAAATGTCAGCCGCAATCATGGCGCATATATCAGAACATTTAGCGTTCCAATATAGACAGAAAATACAGAAACAGCTGGGCATCCAAATGCCGGCACCTGATAAAGATTTGCCAGAAGATGTTGAAGTTCAACTATCTCAACTGGTTGCTCAAGCTGCTCAGGCTGTTTTACAACAAAGTCAAAGTCAAGCCGCGCAACAGCAAGCCCAACAGCAAGCCCAAGATCCTTTGGTGCAAATGCAACAGGCCCAGCTGCAAATTCAACAACAAGAAGCGCAAACCAAAGCACAAAAAGTGCAAGGTGATTTGCAAATTAAACAAGCGGAACTACAACTCAAAGCGCAGGCGGCTCAGGCCAAAAACCCACAAGCAGACTTGATGGCAAAGCAGCAAATACTACAACAGCAGTTGCAAGCAAAACAGCAGGAAATACAACAAAATGCTCAAGTTCATCAACAAGAGTTAATGCAAAATGCTCAAGTTCATCAACAAAATATGGCACAATCCGCTGAAGATGCCAAACTCAAAGCTCATTTAGAAATGATGCGGCTTATGAATAAACCGAAAGGTAAATAATGGAACGTCAAATTCTAGAACATTTAGACAAAAAAATTAAACTGCGTCGGGAAGAATACGCAGATGCTTTGGCAAGCGGTACAGCTACCGACTATGCCATTTATAAAGAATTGTGCGGGGTGATCCGGGGTCTAGCCATCGCACAACAAGAGATAGAAGACCTCGTGCGTAGATATAAGGAAGATGACGATGAGTGAAACCAATGAGGTGACAACGTTTACACCTGAAATTTTGATCAGCCAAGATGGAGTTCAGGCCACAACATTACCGCAAACCGCTGAGGATAAGGCTAAGCAATTACCAGATCCTGTGCGTTTTCAGATTCTCGCAGTCTTACCAGAGATTGATGAGGCATATGAGAGTGGGTTGATTAAGTCAGGTACAACTATTCACTATGAAGAA